TAAAGTTTCTGGATCAATAGCCCTGAGCCAGTCTGTGTCTACAGGATCTAAATCGTCTAAGTCATCTAATTCGTCTCTGTATCTTATCGCATCAAGAAGTCCTCTAAGCGAATGCAATCTTGCAGTTCTTTGATGTTCAAAACCAAAATCAATACCAATTTTTTCAACGGAGGCATTAGGTATTCCAACTTCTCTTAGGCTAGGGTTACCGATTAATTGATTTTCGTTAAGCTCTAAAGCTAATTCATCCAGCATATTAGAAACTTTAGTAAGTCTTCGTCTGTTTGTATCTGAAATTTTAATCCAATTAGGATCGTCTTTTTCTAAAACCCATTTTATGTTTGCCCGTAAATTATCTATTTCTTTTGAATTTTTCTTTGCATAAACTATTGCTCTTACTTTGCCAACAAACTCCCCATCGGAAAGACGACCCTTCTTCACTCGGCCTATAGTTCCTACAACCTCGTTATAGAGCTCGTTTGTTCTTGGGCTGGAATAGTAGGTGCGCCCTCCTAACACTTCAACAAAATCATCAGTTTCTTGCTCAAAAACTCTAATAACATCACCAGTGGCTTCACTAACAGTTCTTCTAGCTATTTCCTCATTTACAAGTCTTTTGAAAATATCAAAATCTCTAACAGGAGGATTAGTGGTAAAACCAATATCTAAAGCAGCCATAGTAGTATCAGAAAAATCAATTTCACGAGTTTCTCCGTCAGACATTACTAAGCTAAACATAGTCTCAGTGGGATCTTCCAAAGCCCTTCTTTGAAAAGTTTCAAGCTGATAAGCTAGGTTTAATATATTTTGTCGATCTTCAGGATTACTAAAAGAAAGATCAGACTCTCTAACTAATTCATTCAATAATGCTTGCGAAGGTGCAGACCCACCCCTTCCTGTTGCTTGACGTGGAAGTAAATTGCCAGCGGAATTACTAAAGAACAATTCTTCCAAAACATCACCTAGGCTATTTAGCTCTACCACGCCTAATTCTCTTAAATTCTCTTTTATCCTTGCTTGTACTGTTGGATTATCAATCGTAACGTTCGGAGTGCTTAGCAATCTATCAACAAGTGAGTCTCTACCACCCAAAACAAGGTCTAACAATTTTTCTTTATTTTCAGCAAAATTTCCTGACTCACCGGAAAGAGAACTAAATGGTACGTTTAATTCAAACGGCCTTAAACTTTCCAATAGCGTTTGGCGATAAGGAACAGATCCAGTGTCTAATTGCTCTCGAATTCTTTCACTAAGACTATTTTCTTTTCGGTATCTCGCAAGCAATGCACCTGCCAATATTTTTTGATCAATCTTTGATAAAGTATCAATGTTAGCTACTGGAGTCACCTCGGCTTCTGCCCAACGCAATAAGTCGTCTTGCCATGAATTAGACTGATCTTTATCTATAAGAAAATCAATAAAATTATCTAATTCTTCAAAAGTTAAATCAGAGTTTGCTAATTTATCCGCTATGTCTGAAGGTTGAATATCAGGCGTATTTTCATATGGGTAAACATCTTTTTCTCCACCAAAAATAGCACGTGTTGCCTTAAGAGCCGTCAAGGAGTCTATCCTGCTAGTCAGAGAAGTAAACTCAGCTATGTTGGAATTGGCTTGTTCTATAGCGTCGAGTGGTGTGTCAGTATCAGACCGATGCCCAAGCAATAAACCCATCTTTTCTTTTAGAGCGCTATCTTGTTCCGGCCCCTCAAGAGCAGTGTTATACAAAGTAACACCTAGTTTTGTTAATAAATTATCGTATCTTGATTCACCAGTAAACGTCGGGTTAGCCCTCAACAGCGCTCGTTCTCCTATACGGTTCGTACCATCTGTATCGTTCCATCTTTGAAATATACGCTCATCTGTGGAACGAGCTAGGCTATTCAATCTATCTTCCCTGTTTCGGACAAGTTTTGTATGATTTGAATCTATAACTCTAGCCAATACGTTAGCTACTTGATAAAAATTTTCACTACCTATATCACGTTCTACCTCAGAAAAATCACCATCAATCATCTTTTGAAGCGAATCCTGATCTGTAGAGTAACGCTCTAAAAAGTCTAAAAGAAAATCTTCAGGACTATCTGTTAGAAAGGTTGATGGAAGATTGTCTACTAGCTCAGCTGCTTCCGCTTCAGAGAAGCCTGCATCTTCCCATGTTACTTCAAAGCTGGTCGAGGGTGATATCACCTCTCTCCATTGATTGCGGAAAACAATACCTTCTCGGGTATTAAGGTCGTCGCCATCTACTTCAGGTGCTACAACTCTGCGTATTTCATTTAACAACTCAGGATCAAGAGCAAGTATAGAAGTGTTTAAAACCCTGCTATCTCTTTGCCTATGCTGAGATAGAACTGCTGGTGCACCAATTGAGGGGTATCCACGGTTTACTTCGCCACTAAAGTCTGTTCTAAAATCTCTTAATTGGTTACCTTCTATAAAAAAGTTGTCAAGAATTTGGCGTCCTACAGCTTTAAGTACATCAGCCTCACCGGGGCCCTCCCTGTCAACAACCCCATTAGTCGTAGTACCAAACTCAAAAGCGTCTTGAATCAAAGACCTCATACGTTCCTCTGAACGTAACGTATATTCTGATCTGTTGTGATAACCATCTCCCCTGATCTGATCAGCATCTCCATCAACAAAAGAAGCTAACTCTGCTAGAACAGTTTGCCTAATAAGCGATTCAAGAATTTCTTCACGCCTTTCACGTTCATCAGAATCAAACTCAAGGCTATCTATTTTTTGTTTCATTCTATGAAGTCTAGGATACTCGCTTGGGTTAATTCTTTGCTTAACATCGTCTATAGTAAATTGCAAGGCATCCCTAAATAAATATTCAAATCCAACTTCATCCTGAAGTCTTCTCTCATCTGCAGCCTGTAGAATAGCCGCTGTTTTTTCAGCGCCCTCAGGCATTGATGCAATTCGTGAAAGATCTAAGTCGTCTTGCAAGTTTGAGGCAACCTCTTCTACAAAGTGACTAATTACAGGGTATAATGGATTGCGGGCATTTGAAAAATCAGTATCGTCATCAACGTTATCAATATGAACCACTGGATTAGGTAGATCCTCTATTGCAGCTTCCACTTGATCAACCATCAACGGTTGATCCTCAAAGGGTACTCCTTCGATATCAGCGAGAGAAGGCCGTGCTATTGGCTCCTCACTAAAGTTTTCATATCCCCTTTCGGAGCTACGTTGCGTAGAACCGCCTCCTATGCCAAGCAACCTCTCAATATCAATGTCATCTTGTTTACGTTGCCTCCTGTCAAGTTCCCGCTTAATAGCTCTGTCTAAATTAACAGTTGCTATATCGCCAACTTCTCTATCAGTACGCTCCCCTAAATCGCTACGAATAAACTTATACTTATTCTTAAGAATTTCTCTATCAGCTTCAGTAAAATTATCCACTACTTGTTGAATTTCACCACCTATTTCACTCAACCTACCATAGTCACGTTCATTAGGTTCCAAAGCCATTATAAACTGAAACTCATTCAACAATCCCAAATATTCAGAACGATCCACATCATCGATATCAAACCCCTCACCTGAAGTCAAAGCCTCTATCCTGTTCAAGCTCTCCACATATAACCCAACCAACTCATCATCAGAAAGTGCTTCTAAAGCTCGCCCAGTTGAAGTATTGGTATTTTTCAATTCTGCGTCAATCTCATCAATCTTACCATAAATACTTTGCAAAGCAGGAGAAAACGGAACACCAAAGTCTGACCTAGCCCCCAAAAACTGAACTGTTTCTTCTATCTGAGTATTCGTAAATATGTCTGCAAGCTCTGTATTCGTAGTCAAAACAGCAGACAAACTTTGAACTTGTTCACTCGGATTGTCTAAAGTCTTAAGTCTCTTAGCAAAATCTCGCTCAGCTTCCTCCAAAAGTTGAATACCACTTTTATCAAGTTCAGGTATACGCTGCACATTTGCCAAATTGCCGATGGCTTCTTCGACTGTATACCCATCAGCCTCAGCGTTAGCGATGTAATATAGTAATTCTTTCTCAGGCTTAGACCACGGTCTTCCTTGTGGATCTGAAAAAATTGCAGCTTTGTTTATCATCTTCCATTGTTTAAGTTCTTCTAAGAAAACATGAGCCTTAGCAATTTCAGGATAACGCTCCGCCAATCCTATTTGACTATCCTGACCCGCAGAGAGAACAACATCCAACTCTCTAGAATCTATAGCATGGCCTAGCTCAAGCAAGGTAGCGTCATCAGTTTCATCTGCCAAAATCTCCATGTAATTGTTACGGTCTGTTTGATTCATTTTAAAAGTTTGATCGTACAAATCAAGTATGCGTTCAAACTCTGGAGTAAACGGAACACCACCATCATCTCTAGGAAGCTGCCTTTCATCATCACCCATACTTGGAGTCAAAGAAAAAGATATTCGAGGCGGAGGTGGAGTAGGGGCTTCTTCCGGAATTGAATCTGCTAATGGGTTCAATGGCGGTGGAGGAGGCGGCAAAGGCTCTCTAAGCTCAGGCGCATCAACTTCCATTTCAAAATCAGAAGCAATATCATCCCTAGGGAGTGAGCCATCTTCATTTAGAGCTATCGAACGTTTTCTATTTGTGTTAAGTCTGCCAATATGGTCAGCGTAGTGGCGAAGTTCATCATTTCTTCCTACAAAGGGCCCACCCGGCATATGGGCATCTAGAAAATCACCACGACTCTCATTGTCATCATACAAACCCGCATTTCGTTCATCAATATACTTAACCAATGAACTTAATTCAACAAAGTCCTTATACCTCGACATATTTAATCTATGCGCATCAGAACCATCAGCAGATATTGCTAAATAATCCAAAATGTCTTCTTCAGTTATTTCCGAATCACCATAATTCCTAGGTAACGGTCTACCCACATTATCTACACGCCCCCTCTCAGGAAGCAGCCTGTCTATCCAAAAATTCTTTAACTCCGTATGCTCTCGCTTAATCCTATTATCCAACTCATTTCTATCACTAGAATGAATGGACAAAGAACTCAACTTTTTAGGTTTCCTTTTTCGTTCTACTAACTCTCCGTTTCGCTTCCTTACACTAAATTTTCTGCGACGTAAACTTTGAGTATTGTTCAAAGATCTTCTAGTGTACCTTCTAGTTCCATCAACAACTTCAAAATCAACATCTACGGATGGTGGTGGTGGAACAACATCTAAAACTTGTCCCTCATTAACACTTGGTAGTCTAGGAGGAGGCGCATCAGGAAGAGTTTCATCAACATTAGCTATATCTCTAGGGGTAGGTAGCCTAGTATCTCTCCTCCTAGGATTAAGAGCATTTAACAGGCCTCCATTTATATTTTCAATCTGTCGCTGTACTTTACCGTTGTCTCTTGCCTCCCCATCAGTCAAAGAAAGCCTACCAGCTTCAGCTTTCATGGAACGCTCAATAGCATCAACAATCTTACTGTAAGTAGCGTCATCAATATTTTCAAAATCAGGCATACCAATCAAACGTTGCAAATTGTTTAAATCTTCAAAAAAAGTATCCCCTCTTAAAACACCCCTATCATCATCTGACATTCCAGCCAATTGAGATAACTCCCCAACTGACCTACCTATCATTCCCCTAGTTTCATATTGGCCAGCAACATCGTCCAGATTCTTTGCAGAATCCAACAAAGCATTCAGAGCATTGTCCAAATTGTTTTTATAATCATCTGGTAAAGCACTAGACCTTTTCTGAGGACGCTTAGGAAGTATCCGCCCCCTTCTTCTAGTGGCATTATGTACCGCAGCTTGCAATTTAGTGATAGAGTCAACAACTGTCTCAGCTAGCCTATAACCACAATTAGTTCCAAACCTATCAGTAAAAGTTCCACCCCTTCTAGTTCCGGGCGGGCACCTAAACCTATTTGCCCCCGCATCAAAAATAGCTGCGCTAGAGCCAGCAACACGACGCCCTGCCCCAGCAATCCTTCTGGGGGCACTGTCTTTTTGATCTAAGTAGTCACTAAAAAGAGAAGCCCTAAAATGCATCTCATCAAAATATGAGCTATCCGCTTTTAACGCTAAAGCAATCTCTTTAGTCGAATTTAACTGACTTTTTTTTTATGTGAATAATCGTACATATGTGTACGTCGGAAAGAAGGATCTAGCGCTTTCTTTCCATTCTCAACAACTTCGAAAACTGGCGAAGATTTTGGTCTACGAGGCGCAGACCTTGACAAAAACGTTTCATAAACCCACCTAGGCACAACTTGTACTTTATCACCAGACTGAACTCTAACAAGCTCACGCATTTCTTTTGTGGTCGTAGAAAACTTTCCGGATTTAAGCTCACCAAAATCTAGCTTAAAGCGCTCTTCAGTTAACTCTGAAAAATTTCGTAAAAATGCAGTTGGGTCAGGAATATCTGCAGCCCTACTAACTGCCGATTGGATATTCGTTTTAAGGCTACCAAGCTCTTCAGGAGAAAGCTCTCCACCATCTCTATAAATTCTTATAGCACCGACATCAGGAATAGCAACATAAATGTCCCTCAAACCAGTACTAAACGCTTGAACAACCTCTCGCCCAATGTTCTTTTCAGCTTTATCACGAACCAACAATGAGCCATCAGCTAAATCATCAAACTCATCTAACTTACCTAAAGCAGCAAATGAAACAGCAGGTTGAAGAATCAGGCCATCACGGCGTATAATCCTAGGACCAAGAGAGTCTGAATTATATGCACTCAACAATAAATCCAATGCCTGTTGCTGCCTAACAAAAGAATTTTTCTTTGGTGCAGGCTGAATTAAAGTAGCATTAGTAGCTGCACTTATATTAAAACCTCTAGATTTTCCAACCTCAGGAAACATGGTACGCATTCTGAATAGCCTTGATAAAGCACCTAATAAGTCTCCTGATGGAGATCCGGGCCCTATTCTTGGAACAGATAATACTTGCGCTCCACAAGTTGAGAATTGAGAGTTAGTAAATGTACCGCCTTTTTCAAATCCCGGAGGGCACCTAAACTTATTTCTTGCGCCTCTACCAGTGCCTCTAACCAGCCTACGGATTCTTGACCTTGCACGGCCTCCGCCCGGAGTCAACGCTTCATAAACTTGTGATCTAGCAAAACGTTTAGGATTCCAAACACTTATGTCAGAAACATTTCCCGGAACCGCAGCAGTACCCGCTGCTTGAACACCTTGTAACAAAGGATTAGACGAACCAATAGCACCAACTCGTTTTACACTAACATTTGACACAGGCAAACTATCCTGCATTTTATTAAACATTGCTGCCTTAAACTCAACAGCAGCCTGCCTGTCCGCAATCGGCTGATACAAGACGCCACCAAAATCTCTAGACTCTTTCAAAGCCGTTTTATACTCAGAAACTTCAAACGTATCAGAAACAAAATCATCTGACTTTGCCTTACTGGTAGCTTTACGAATTTTTCGAGTCACTTTACGAGTTTTGGGTTTCTTTTTGCGACCATGATGGTTTCCTTCATTAGGCCATTTACCCGTAACCTCATGATGCAACCAAGCACATATTCTTTGAGGAGGATACAACTTTGGCTTATCAGCTAGAATAACAACACAGCGCCTAAATCCGCCGGGTTTTTTCATTATAGGTCGCCAGTATTTCAGAAGATCTTCTAAATTTCCTCGTCTTGGGCCTCGCCCTCTCAGAATGTCGCCTGTTATGCGCTCTTGGGGAATACCAATAACTTCTGGAGCTTTTACAGACTGCTCAAAGGCTTTTTCTATTGCTTCAAATGCTTTGAGTTCATCTTCAAAAATACTCATAAGGTATCCTGTCCATATTCGCTTGGAACAAACTCCAAAACATTTTCGTCTTCATCATATTGTACACAATTGTCATCATCAATGTGACCAAGAAAGGCTTTTGCACCTAAGTTTAACAGTAGATCATTAACCAGACCTATGCGCATATTTGCACTTTTAGAGTGCATTATTCCTCCAAAACTGTCTAAAGACCTTCCTCTGATTTCAGAGATTCAAATTCTGCCAACTGTTCTTCTAGAGATTTTTCATCTTCCATTCTACGCATTGGAGCAGGAGCATCTCCGCCTCCACCTGCAGGAGCAGCAGCAGGAGCAGCAGCAGGTGCAGCAGCAGGTGCAGCTTCTCCTTCTTCTCCCTCTTCTCCTTCTTCACCTTGCATCATTTCAGGTGGAAGTAAGTCTTCTAGTCCCAGCTCTTTAGCACGTTTCATAATATGTGCTTTCGCAGCAACTTGGTCTTTTGCTCTAGGTAATGCTACTATTGCATTTTCCAAATCAGCTTGATCAGCAATTGGGAATGATCCATCTGGTAGTGCATCTCCGTTTTCAGCCATCTGTTCTCTTTGCTCACGAGAATACATGCGCTTTATTGATAACTCAGCTTCAAGCGCTTTTATTTCTTCTTCTTCGCTAAGCTCAACTTCAGTTTCTAGTTCATACTCATCGTATCCTAGTACTTTACCGTTTACTGAAACAAAGAAATCATAACTCTTTTCGTCAGTTGCTTCAATCTCAACAACATACACATCTTCGTTTCCAAAAACATCGACCATAACGCTTGAAATAGAGCCTTTAATGTCTCTATCAGCAAGTTCTTTAATGGCAACACTTTCAGCATCTTGCCTAGAAATTATGTTCAGATCTTCAGCAGATTTCTCATCCATGATCGAAGGGTCTATAGTTAGCCAACCCAATTCTTCTCCATCGCCAGACATAAACACTTCAATGTACTTACCTGTGTCTTGTTTAATATCTACAACATAAATATCATCTAATGATGAGTACCCTGAATTAACAATTTCAGCGTTTTCATACAATGACTTAACTTGATTTTCTATATCGGCAAGTCCGGGTAATCCATCAACAGATGCGCACCCGCCTTCACACATATCACAAGGCTCATCTAACATCTTTTTCTGCAGACCACATAAGCATGCTGATTTTTCTCCCTCAGAGGCTAATGCTTGATACGCTTCCATTGTTTTGCATGGCATCCAGCTACCGCTGCTATGCTGATGTGCGCCGTCACACCCCAGTTGGGCTGCCCGTGCAACTGCTTGTGCTTCGCTTTCAAACATGTCTGTGTCGCCGCCTTCATCTTTTTCGCTAAGGCTAGCATCGTCTTCATGGGGTACTCCAGAATGCTTTTTCCGTTCGGTGTTTATTTCTAAAGGACTTCTACGGCGATAGCGTGTTCCATAGCCTTTCCCATCATTTTCTTCAAATACACCAACTTTTTCATAAGCGTACTTAGCGTCTTCGTCTAATCCATCAAAAGATTCTCTCATAAGAAGTTCGCCGTTTTCCATCATTTCTTTATAACGAACATCAGTTAAGAATAATACAGGCATGTCTGATTCGGACTCTTCTTCAGAGATTTGCTGCATAATGCTCATAGCCTTTGCGCTCATCTCTGAATCAGCCGACTTTTCTTCGCCTTCATGATTATCTGATGAATCCTCTTCTGCTGCTTCTTCAACTTCATCTTCGTTATCAGGTTCTTCACTAACTTCATCAGATTCCTCCCCATTCTCTGATTCTTCTTCAGCAGGTGCTTCTTCAGCCTCTTCTTCAGCTTCTTCTTCAGCTTCTTCTTCAGCTTCTTCTTCAGCTTCTTCTGCTTCTTCTGCTGGTTCTTCTTCAGCTGTGGCTTCTTCTGCACTTTCTTCTGCAGTATCTTCCACAACCTCTTCATCCTCTGACTTAACCTCAACTTCTGCAAGCTGAGATTCAAGCTCTTCGAACTTTTGAAGTTCTACATCTAAATTGTCACTCATTTTGTTTACTCCTAAAATCTTTCTCAGCTTATTTTACTCGACACCAGAATTGGTGTCAACATCTTTGGGTTTTGTTACCGACAAATCAGGATCAAAATCTAAACTAGATAATGATTTTGCTACCTTTTTAAGTAGCTCCTGATGCTCCATTTTTGTTGAAAAATGGATGTCAACTCCAGTGTCACTCTTAAAAGAGAAGACTGGAATATGGGCAACACATTGCGTTATGTCTAATGATTGCAATTCATCACACTTTACGTGGAGAATGAATCCTGACTTTGCGCCTTTTTCTAACTCTAAAGAAGCTGGAGAGCTAGCTAAATACTTTCCAACTCCTTCAATTAACTCTAGTGTGGAGTCACGAAGTTCACCCGCTCCTCTAAGCGGAATCATCTCGTTGTAAGCCATCATTAGCAGTGCTAACGGATCTTTTAAGTAGTCTGGTTTTTTGGATCTCATTCCACATGATGGGCAAGACCCTCTCATATGCCCCTTATAACCATCTTTTGCTTCTTCAACTTCAACCCCACTAAGGTAGTTGTTGTGTGAATTTATGTTTGCGTTATCATCAAAAGCAGCTAGGGCCTTTCGATACTCTTCAGAAGTTTCGCATGGAAGATACCCAGCACCTTCTGAATGGTAGCCTTCGCAACCAAATGTTTTAGCCCATGCAAGAGCAATATCTGGCGTAGCCCACGTACCATCGTCTGGCTTTGCGTCTCTGACGCCTTCAGGCTCTTGTGCGTTTTCTTTACGCATCATACTTGCAGGAGGTGTAGCCTCTTCTTCCTCAACTGGAACATAGTTTGGCTTTACTCTAACTGGTTTTCCAATTTGAACCGAGCCGTCAGTCAGATTAAAAGGCGCACGCCACATCATATTTGGGCCTGACTGAAATACAACTATTCCTTCATCAGTACTAATGATCTCTACTGGTTTTCGTAGTGCTTGAGAAAGGCCTCTAGCCAGCATTGCAGACATTGATCCCGATTCCATTGAAGGCTTATTCATGCCTCCTTTTTCATCTTTAACTGATATTGTTCCAGTAAGCTGGTTTGCGCCATGTAACACTGGAGAAATTTCATATAATTCAACTTCTTTTAGAACATTTGCTTGACTATTTGTATCAAAATCAGCAGTCAATGTTTTGTATCCTATTGACCACTCTTGCTCATTTCCGTAAAATGCCACGTTTGCAAAAGCTTCACGTCCTCTTTCAGTATTAAGATTAAACTGAACTTTCGCAAAAAGGCCCCCAATGCCAGCTTGTTTCATTTTTTCGGGCAGTCTTGGGTCAGATGAAGGAACTTCGTATATTTCTAAAACTTTCCCTATAGGCTGATTCCAATCATGCCCCCAAACTACTCGTGGTTTTCTACGCTTTAATGAACCGTTAAAAGCACCGCTCACGACTATATCGCCAACAGAGTCTTTATTTCCTATCCCCGATACAAAGCACTCTACTACTCCTTCAGCTTTATCAATGCCAATTTGGCCTGATATTGCCTTAAACACAACATTGTCTTCAACTCGTCGTGCATCTTCCATATCAAAGATTGTTGCAGACATTTCTCTCCTAAAATAATTGAACTTCTTTAAGTATCCTATACACTCAAATAAAAGCTAACTTGACACATTATATAAACTAACTTTATATAATCTATCTTACAAATTTTAGAACACACCTACAGTTAATAGTTAAATTTGGTAGTGCTAACGGGTCTTTAGGAAACCTTATTGGAGCTCCATTAACATAAAACGCACTATTAACAGGGATTTCTTCACCGTTTAAGTCCCTGTGTGGAAGTCTAACTTTACCATCTTTTCTCGAAACCCACTGTTTTTTTAGTGTAGGATCTCTTCTGAACATGCCTACACCTGCATCAAAAATGCCCATATTGTAGGCTCCAAGTACGCCTGTTTCAACTATAAGATTTTTTCGCTTATTTCGTAGTTTATTGAAAATAGTTTTGATCAGAATAGCAGCTATATAGGCTTTATAACCTACATCAGTGTCACCATTTAATTCATCACCCGTAAACGATGCCGCAGTCTGCAAAGCAGCAATAACTTCTTCGTGCGTTGTGCTGTTAAAATTATTAACAACTGACAAATTCTCTGACAATGCGGCATCAGCTACTTCCCCATCCACCTTAGTACCAACACCTTCTTCAATAGTGTCCCCTACTCCTTGTGCATACGCCTTGCTCATCTCATTTAATAAGACATTCGTTGACATCGCTAACTCAGCCAAAGGAGCAACAGAAGAAAAGTCTGCACCTTCACCAAGTTGCAAAAGAGCTAGGGTAGTTGGTGCGTTTAAATTGTTTTGCACAATTATTTCTTGTGCATCAATGATATTATCTAAAATGTCACCAAATGACTCTTCTAAAGATTCTACTCTGTAAAGAGTTTTTTCTTCCCAAGTACCTATATTTTTATCACTTAGGTTCTTCATCAGAAAGCTCACTAGGTACTTGAGCAGCAGGTACTTCAACCTGCATAGTTCCCTGTACAGTAGCTAAACCTTCACCGCTAGGAACTTGAGCAGCAGGCGCTTCAATCAATTGGGTTCCATCTACTTGCCCAACTGGCACATATCTGCCTGTCTCTGGGTCAAACTCTCCAAGCTGTTGATTAGTTGCAGCCTGACCTTGTTGGCCAAATGGTACCCCTGCCTCTAGAACATCTTCTGTATCTTGATTCATTGGCTTTTCAGTGTTAGCTATTGGCGTCTGGTTAGGATTAGATAATAATGAATCAGCAATATCTGATTCCACTTTCTTGCGCCCAGCTGCCTCTCTGTATTCATTAACACTAATTAGCCCTAATTGAAATTCAGTTAAACTATGCTTTTCTCTTTCTTGGCTAGCTAATACAAGCACAGGTACATTTGTTATATCAAAATCAATAAAATTATCAGGGTCAATTGCATCAAACGACCTAGCTATTAAGTCCAGATGGGGGGACATAGTTTCCATCCAGAAAACCTTACCCTCTTCCATGGCGTTAGAGAAAGTCCTATTTGCGGAGTTTCCTATGATTGACTCTGGAACACCAAACGCAGCTAATATTTCTTCTTTCGTTATGTTTCTCATTTGTACGTAGGCGGCGTCTCTAGGGCTTGCTGCAGTATCAACAAAATCAGCCCCATCATCTGATGAAATAACACCAACTGCGCCAGCACGCCCTATATTGCCTTGAAAGCGAGATCTAAGTTCATCTTTATCTTCTTCGTCTATTTCGCTTCTTATCACTAGTAGACCGCCGGGTCGGCCATCGTTTATTAAAAAGTTTCTATTATAAATTTTAGCTAAACTTTCAAGTTCGATTGCTACCCCTGCCGCTTCCATCGGGGTCATGGACAGATACGGGTCCAATGGGTGAGGTCTTCTAATCCAAATTACGTTTTGTGGTTTAATTGTTCTTGTTTCATGAGCACTTATCTTTACTTCAAACCCTTTTACAAACTTATTAACATCAGGAATTGGGGAAGTGTTTTGAGGGGGAAGAAGATGTAGCGCAATTGGCATTCCACCTCTACCCCTAACAATTTCAACAAACACGCCTCTACTGCTCATAAGCAGCTGAGATGACAAACGATATCTAAACGCAAAAGCATTTTCTCCGTTGTTAGCAGTATTGTTAAATAACTTTAACAAATCATCGTCTTGAACTACCTCACCAAAAGGACTATTGTCCTTACGAAGTATCATAGGTAACCGTGCTTGATTAGACGATATGACATCGATACACCTAAAAACCCATGTTACACGAGATACGCCCTCTTTGTATGCTTTTACAATGTCCCATCCATCATGGTAGCCTGACCCTTTTTGCAAGGATGGGCTATAGGAGATTGGTGCGCCGACTGAAATAGGCATAGCTTTTGACGCCCCATTCCGTAAAGCGTCTTCCAAAGATTTGTTAGAAGTGTTCCAAGCCATTTATCAATCCGCTCCTAAAAGGACTCCATATATTCCACAACACAAGCCACCACTTGCTAAACCCCACCCTAAACTTAGTATACTAATACCAACTAGGATAAGTCCTATAGAAATTACCATAAAGGTGTGGGCCGTAACTGTACGACTCATAAATTTCTTCATATTACTACTTTACCGTTATTTTACATAGGAAACAAGTAAATATGTCTACAGAAACAGCGGATTGGCAAAAAATTAAAGAATACTTAGAACCTAAAAGGTCAAGTTACTGGATAGAAGAGCCTTCCCTAACACAAAAAGTCTTTTTAAAATCTGAAAAAACTGAAGTTTTATTCGGAGGTGCCGCAGGCGGTGGAAAAAGCTCTGCTCTGATTATGGCCGCTTTACAGTACGTTGACATTCCAAGCTACTCTGCTATCCTTTTTCGACGAACATACGCTGACTTAGCTCTACCCGGAGCACTAATGGATAGGTTTAAAGAATGGGTAACTGCATATGATGACGTTCATTGGAACTCTAACATGTACACCGCTACTTTTCCTAGTGGTGCAAGAATAACATTTGGGTATTTAAATAACGTAAATGACTACCTTCGCTATAAAGGATCTGAATTTCAATTTATAGGCATGGATGAAGTTACCGAAATTAGAGAGGCTGATTATCGCTACATGTTTTCTCGTTTGCGTAGACCTGCAAATGGGCCACTTTCCAAAGTTCCCCTTAGAATGCGTGCTGCAACAAACCCAGCGCCAAACTGGGTAAGGCAACGATTTCTTGTAGAAGGTAAAGACCACGGGCGAATATTTATACCTTCTAAACTAACTGATAATCCGGGAATTGACCCAGAATCTTATCGTGCGGTCTTACAAGAGTTGGACCCAATTGAACGGAAACGACTAGAGTTCGGTGACTGGTGGGCAACTACCCTAGGGTCAATGTTTGATCGAACTAATTTCATAACTTTAGAACCAAACGAAATACCAAGCTTTTCTAAAAATGCTTCACTGGTTAGATTTTGGGATCTAGCCGGAACAGAGCCAACACAATCTAACCCAGACCCTGACTGGACCGTGGGGTGTCTTGCAGCTTTTGAGAATGGCGTATTCTACATTATAGATGTTAGACGAATACGGGCCAAAGGCGATAAAATAGAAAACTTTATCAGGCAAACTGCGATAGAAGACGGCCCTGAAATACCCATACGAATGGAACAAGAACCCGGATCTGCAGGTAAAAACTTACTAGACCAATACGCACGGTACGTTCTGCAAGGATATGATTTTATGGGAAAACGAGCTACAGGGGATAAACAAACTAGGGCCAAACCGCTATCGGCTGCAGTTGCAAACGGGAATGTTAGATTATTAGAAGGATCTTGGAATACTGATTTTATTGACGAGCTAGCTTCATTCCCTGAAGCTCGTGTACACGATGACCAAGTCGATGCCGCAGTTCACGCTTTCAATCACTGCGCAGGCTTAGGTATGGGACTAAGGCGCAAAATAGAAATTATAATTTAGGCTACACCCATTGCCTGCATAAAGATTCTCTGAGCATCGTACAGCTTTTCACGATGCTCCACTCTTTCGGGATCAACCCTATCCTTAGCTGCTTCTATTGCTGATAAAGCTGCAACAGCCACATCAAAAGGTAGTGTTATCATGATATCTACTTTTTCGTCATCCACGCCATTCCCTATCTAAAATATAAATCTGATTGACACCATCATCTAAATGTGCTGCTAAGTCAAGAATTTCTTCAGGCAGAAGTCTAACACATCCCCAAGAGTCTGGATACTGCCCATAAACTGAATCATAATGGTTGGTTCCATGTATAAGAATACCTCTAGCAACAGAATTAGAATTTCTTTCTTCTTGAGAGTACATACGTAAAATAACTGTGGTTAGCTGTCTAGTTAACTGCGGCCTTTGACTTTTGGGTAAAGTTTGATCAACCGTGGCGTAACGACTAAAACAACTTGTGGTCGTCCACTGTGCCCCTATCTCATCCATATCACAAACAGTAGCTTCTGAACCTATAGTGGTCATGTAGCCTACAGGTGTTCGATGTGATCCAACCGTATTTCCCAAGCGCACTCTTTCACCTGCGGCATTAAGCGACCCATGCCCTGTTGATACACGATACTGTCTTCGTATTGCCCCATCTACCACATGCCACATAAATTGTGTTTTAGGGTCAACTATAAGAACAGAGCTAAACAATTCTCCAGAGATCTCTGTAAGTTCAGCAATACCTGTTTCGACTGGCTCCGGCAAAGCGTCCGTCATTTGTGGCGTAAAGAAAGATGATGCCGAACCAATAGCCAAAACAGAAATTAGTTTTAATAAGTACCACATAATATAATGCATTAGAACAAAGTTTCTGTCTGTTTCAATCTTCCGCTTTTAATCTGTTTCTGTCGATCAATGCAAGCCGAGTGCGCCCATGCTTCTGGCTCAGACATAAACGCTAATGAGTTGCTACCACCTTGTTCACGAATTTGTGCCCACCCCGAAACTTTCCTATAAGCACCAACGCTAATCTCAACATATTCATCACAATAGTAACACTTCTTTTTCTTTTTTGCCACTAAATCTCCTTTAGAAAATTAAAAAGCTGTACTTTTAGTCTATGGCTATAATTATCTATCTCTAGGCAGTGTTGTGCAGCTTCTGCATCTGGAATGTTTCTGTGAAAATCAATGTACTCATTCAATGCATTTAATAAAGCCCACTTTGTCTGACCAAAAACACCTTTATTATAATCTGTTCTGAACAACTCATTTATCTTCTCATGCACGGACTCTGCGTGCTGCCTTTTCTTTTTAGTGTTAGCTTTCTCTAAAGACCAAAATTTATTCAAAGTTGTACTAACCTTATCATCTGTAATTTTAACTTGCAAATCTTTTAGAGCAGACACTATCTCAGATGACCACTCTTCTCTCATGTGTAAAACTTCTTGTGCTTCTTCTAGTCTGTCTTTAGCATTTGGCGTATGCCGCTTCTTCAAAACGAAATCATATTCTTTAGAATCTATTCTGTACACTGATTTATTTTTACGGCGAACATCTAAATTGTAGTAGCAAACTGGCATGCTTCCATCATGGGAAGTCATGACGACTACATACGAGTCTATACTTTCTGCTGTCTCACCGACTTGTAAGGCGTGCCCCGAAGTTTTGATACTAACGTAAAACTTTCTACCGTTATCTAAAATGCCGCAGTTATGTAAAGATGCTTTACTAGAAGATTTTTCTACAATTGCTAACGCTTTATCAACAATTAGACTATTGGGAAGTATCTCATATCTACCTTTTACAACTTCCCAATTATCTAAAAAATCCGTATCCGGATTGATTCTTCCAGTGACATAACGATCTGGGACTCAAACAAACGCTTCAAGGGTTTTATCATAAACTTGAACTGGATTAAGAACAACAGTATAATCAGATTTACTACGGAATAAAATTTCATCTTTACTCCAAGACTCATTAATAGAAATTCCAAGAGAGTCCCACTGTTTTTGTTTGGGGGTCATACGTGATCGGGTAGACCTGTGCGTCTCTCTATGTGGATTTCTTCACCAGCCTTGGACTCTATCGGAACCCATGCTTTCGAGTATGAATACTTTTTTAAATTTCTTGACTTAAGTAAATTGCCTGTTTTTAGTATCTCAAACTCTTCTGGCTCCATAATAAGCATATCTTGTAGTTCAGCATCAGTGTATTTTTCACTCATTCTAATAAACTTTATTACCCTAGCTAAATATTTTCCAACCGAAATGCTTCTATACCTGTTAAGCTGAATGTGTAATAACATTGCATCCACATCGTCTACGTCAACAACCACCACTGGTACTTCTTTTATCTTGTTTCTATGTGCTAGCGCCCAGCGGTGGTATCCATCTATTATCGTTCCATCAGGTTTTATCGTTAAAGGGTGCAACATGCCATGCTTTGTTATTGACTTTACTAAAACTTTCCTATCCGATCCGGGTACATGTCCAATAGTTTGCCATTTTGACGGCTTCAAGTCAGATGTTTTTACATAATCCATACTTATAGAGTATTAGAAATAAAAGAAAAAGTCAACTTTGATCTTGTCTGCGAAGCCTGTCTGATCTTGTTCTTGGACCGACTGGTACAGGAGACGCCCAAATTTCAGATATCATCAACGTTCTAACACAACTTTCAATCGGATAGCCATACGGATCTTTTGCCCTTGCTTGCTTAAATTGATGTGCAAAAACTTTAGCCCTTTTCTTTAAGCCCTGAGTCATGTAAGTGTGTTCAATACAATCTTTTACACCGTTCCACCCATCTGAAGCATATGACGCAATAGCTTTTTCAATGTCATATTCAGGCCATAGACGCCGATGCCCATCAAGGTGTGGGAAAACTTCAATTACTCTGTCATAAAACTCTGGTTCGGTCCTAATGATATCCGCTATTCTCCTTGCAGCAATAATATGAACAGCCATACCAACTCTTTGATTTGCCCTACCTAAGTAAGCTAAATCGTAGTATTCTGAAAAAGTCCCATTATGTTCTTCAGTGACAAACTTCATAACATCATCGGAAGACCAATCGTAAATAGGTCTAGCCAGTCGTAGCGGAATAGACTTTGATAATCCCTTAGGTCTAGTTATATAGTTTTCATGAAGCTTTTGAACAACAGTTCTGTAACGAAGCATTGACTCATTTGCTCTAATTCCTAAAAGAAAAGCTACTCTGCCTGACTTGCCGTGCATAAGGTACTCATCCATTTTTCTAGAGAGAGTGGTAGTTCGATCTTCACCAAAATGTTCAGCAGTAATTGCGTATTCAGGCATGTCAGTAAAAAGACGTCCCTCCGATTCTCGCATGGCACTCCAAGTTAGTAAAAACTCTCTTTGCCCTAAACAAAAAAGTTCACTAAATGTAGGTAAGCAATACCACTCCATGTCAACCCAGTCATACTCTCGCACTTCTTTTACAAACTTGGTTACAGACGGCGCAATAAACTCTTCATCCCTATACAAAACTTTAACAGGGCCTAAGTTGCGCTTCTCATGTATCTCTTTTGCTAAATACAGTAACGCTGTAGAATCCTTTCCACCAGAAAAACAAACACAAACAGTATCAAAAGTGTCGTAAACATGCTCTAATCTTTTTCTAGCCGCATCTACACAGTCTATATCTAGAAACATTCGCTTTCTTGGCATTACTGCTCTTCTATGTTTTGTTTTATAAAGTCAAGAATTTGCTGAGCAGAAGTTTCCCCCGCATACCTACCTGACGATTTAACATGACGTAAAAACGAATACCACTCTTTTTGTTCATTAGTATCACTAAAAACTAAAGTGTATTGGACAGTCACTTTCTTATTCGAGGTAACAGGAGTCACTGTGCTTCCTTGTGCGACAATATCGTCAGTGCTTGACGTCGGATTAAATGACTTTCCACCTTCATCACTATCCGGAAGCTGATCTACAAACGCATGGTCTGAATCATCAGACTCTGGTGAAATAATTATCTGAGGTGCTTGCCAACCTTCGTTACTATCAAGCGCCGTTGACTCTTGTATCACAGAGTTTTCAATAGCCGTAACCGCAAAATCATCCCATCCTAGCAAATCAAAAAATTCAGGGTCAGCCTCTGAAACGTCTGAAATAAGATCATAAAGGTTCTGCTTATCAATTTCACCAAGCTCGGATATGCGGTTGTCTGCCAAAGAAAACGCAATTGCATCTTCTTCATTTAGGTCTACTATAGAAACCGCTATTTCGTCCCACCCCAATTCTTTAGCTGCTGCCAATTGATGATTACCCGCTATAACAGTAACTTTTCCGCTTAAGTCTCTTACGGCTACAATTGGTTTTAATTGCCCAAATTTATTGTATGAAGCTTTGATAGCGTCAACATCGCCAATGCGTGCATTGCCTTCTAAGGGAGTAAGCGAAGTTATGTCAACTGCTAAGTCTCTTATTGCATTATCTATTTTATCAATCATTATAAAAACCACCCAAATAGCCAACCAAACCAAAAACCAAAACCTAAATAATTTAACTTTACATAATACAGAAAAGTTAAAATCGTAGCTAAATCACCTAGGTAAATTACTAAATCATTTATGCCTCCTGCTTGAAACGGTTGTTTTATATGTTTAATCATTTTAAACCTTAAAACTTAACCTGAGATCTAACATTAGCTGCTAGAGTACGTAAAGCATCGCAAGCAGTGCGCAAAGAATGCAACTTTTCTCTTTTAGCCTTTACCAGAGCCTCAGCAACTAGCGTCTCGTAATGAAGCTCACTTGTCTTGTAACCTGCCCAACTTTCTTTTTGTTTTACAGCGCCTTCCGCAGCAAGATATTCTTTAAACCAATTCTTTTTGTACTCTGCTTCTTTCACTGCATGTTCTTTAATCAAAATCTCAAAATCTTCAGTTTCTTTTTCCATCTGCTGCGTAATACGAATAAGCTCTGCTTCAATTTCAACTGAGCTAATTGGCTTTGATCTATTAAACGAGTCATTCATAGTCATATTCTATTGATTATTTGACAGCTCGTCAAGAATTGTTTGAAGCCTCTCGACTTCAGAATCCCAATCCACCTTAACACCCGCAACTCCTTTGTCTAATAAGCAATCAAGATGGGCTTTACCAAGCTCCTGCTCTAACCATCTTGCCCATACCAAAGGGTTTTTGGATTGCTTCCAATGGCATGAAGCACACAGCGCTAAGGCGTTTTCTTCATCAGTCCTAGTCGCTGAAATAGCTCGAGAGATAATATGGGCACACTGAATTTGCTTACCTTCATTTCTGGTAATGCCACACCAACGGCAAGTAAAATTATCACGTGTTCTAACGACTAAACTATGTAACTTAGTTGCTTTAGCTTTGGCCTTCTTCCCGTAATTAGTAGGCATTATAAAGGAATATTTTGATTCAGTGGAAAGTACCAACCCCCTTGTTGGTGCTGTACCGCTTGGGTAGGCATATCAGGTCTATGGTTAACGCCAGAATAATGCATAATTACTGCCTCTCTCCACAAATCAGAATTATTGGGAATTGACCCACGGTGCATCAATCTAGCATGCCACAAGAGGACGTCACCTTTCCTAGCTAAAAACTTTTCAGTATCTAGTTCTCCTCTTTCCAAAATGTCTTCAAACATGGGCGTTAAGAAGCGCTCTGAATAAGTTGGCCACAGTGGATCACGCCTCTCTGCCTCTTCTAGTCGGGCCAAGGTCTTGTCTTGGGTAATTATTGGAAGAACATGCGATCCTCGAACATACTCAAATGGCCCTGAATCTTCGTGAACGTCATCAAGTGCTACCCAAACTGCTAAGTAATGATCGTAGTTTGTATCTGGATTCAAATACCCATCTTGATGCCAGTTTCGTTGAGTTGATTTCCACCCCGTTAGGTTCAGGTGTACTCCCATAGGCTCACCAATTAAAGAACGCATTACATCTTGCAGCGGTCCAAACGTAGCAATATTCATCAAACTTGGAACCTGATAGTAAGCACATTCTCCGGGATAACCTAAGGGCCTATCGTGATTCACTCTATTGTGCTGAATCCAGTCAGTGCGATATGCCTCAATCATAGGGTCCGGTATAAAATTCTCTAGTATGACCACTCCATTTTTTCGCCAATCTTTTTGCATCTGTGATAGCAGGGCACCATCTACTTTTTGTTGATCTAAAAAAGGCAACATCCCGTCAGAAAAGTTGCCTGCTAAAGAGTTTGCTTCATCAAGCAAGTCAGGATGTTCGTTTAATGCTTCCCCTAAAAAGTCATTTAATCTTTTATTCATCTGTGACCTCTTCTATCCAAAACGGTATTCTAGGTGAACCCTTTTTCCAGCTTTCTCTAATCTTTTCTGCTTCTCGATAATAGATGTCAGAGTTGCACCAGCTCTCTAAGTGGAGTCCAAGAGTTTCAGCTTGCTTTGGATTGTCAGTTACCCTCCTGTGACATTTACGGCATATAGCCAATAAATTTTTTCTATCTGTTATGCTGCCATTTTGAGATCTATTTATAATTTCATGAATATCAACAGTTTTGTTTACCCTAACAATTCCTGATTCGCCATCGTACCTACTAAATAGTATGCAAGCGTCACACGACGGGTATTCAATTAGCATATCTGAAACTATTTTTCGCCTAGCCACATATTTGCTTTTCATTTTGGCAGATCTTGGATTAAGTGGTGTTCGTTTGAGTTGTTTGTTCCCTCGCTTTAAAGGTGTTCGCTTTAGTGGCTTGCCTCTTTTCATCTAGCGCCCTTTTTAAGCTTTTTAATAGTTGAGAATAGTAGTTTAGCCCCGTGCCTTGTATCAAATCTTTGTACTTTTTTGAAATTATTATCAGCTACTTCTTGCCTGTATTCAGGATCAACAAACCTTTTTAATAGCTTGACATAATCTTTAGGGGATTCGGCTATAACTCCAATTCCATATTTTTCTGATAACTCAACATACTCTGGTACAGCTGATGCTACGAAAGGAACTCCCCCACATGCATACTCAATTCCTTTAATATAGGACTTCGCATGATTAAAAGGTATGTCTGTTAAAGGTACTATACCTGCATCAAAAGTAAACCCTAGATGCAGCTGCTCTGGCGGCAAAAATTGACTTAAAGATACTTCCGTACCATTTACGCCAACTGCGCTTGAAAAAGTAGGGATATGAGGGCTTACCATATGGCCTGTATGGTGCCATGTTGCATATTCACTAATTTCCTGTGAATACGGACGTAGTATCTCAAGATCACCACTCCTATGAGAAGTAGACCCCATCCACCCTACTACAAGTTTCTCAGTATCATTTCGATGCTCTCTTGGGGAATACTTATTTGCTTCTACGTGGTTCTTATGCACCAAAGTGTTTTCATTCCACATTTTCATTTTTTCATAAAGAAAATCAGTAGAAGCTATTACCCCATCGCTAGCTTTGATGATGTCTCGATACCAGTCTGTGTTCTCTGCGGGGTTTTTGGAAGGCAAGGAAGCATCATAAGCAGCATTCAATGGACTTAACCCCCAATACCAATCGTCAATGTCTTGCAAAATTATTTGCCCTGTGGATTTCGCACGTATTAAATCAGTTAAAGCCTGCATGTGCATGTATCTCTGCATAACAATAACATCACAATCAAAATGGTCTACACCGTTCCAACAGTGTACGCCAAAAGTTCCAGTCATACTATTCTGTGCTAAAATACCACACTCAGCATCAACGCCTTGCTTTCTAAGATACTTCAAGTATTGCCCGATTCTGACATGCCCAGAACCTCCCATAACTGGATGCCCATGAATATTAGCTACGCTTCTGGACCAATCATTAGACGCAAAACCAATTTTCATACTAAATACTTAACTTTCCATCAAGTGCTTCCCAAAGCAACTCATCGCCTTTACGAGGTGAATGACCATTCTCAAGAACCCACACTTTATGTGCGCTAATTGCATCACGCAAAAAATCAATCAACTTACTGTCTTGGTTAGTTTCGGTTCCCAGCCCAATCAACCTATCAACTTCTGCTAACTTTTTTTCTGCATGGAACCTAAAGCGATTTGCTTTTGTCCGTTGCTCGTCTAGTCCAGACGCAGGATCAATTTCAAAACCAGAGTATGTGCTGCGCAAAGTGTCTATTTCATTGTCTAGCTCTTTAACTTTGTTAGATACTGTTTTTACAATAACTAACAAGGCATTACGCCACTCCTCTTTGTGAGATTTTAAAAATTCTTTATCTGTTCCAGAAGATTTATTTTTTATATCTTCTGACACAATTATTTCAAAGTCTTTCATAGCGCCTTCATCAGAATGTCCACTTACCGTCTATGGCGTTCCATAAAGCAACATCAGCATGATCTGCGGGCCTTTTGTAACTCTGTTTAAGTTGTTTATGCATCAAAATAGCGTCTTTTAAAAATCCAGATAATTTGGCGTCAGGGTTTTCTTCCTTTAAAAAAATTAATCTGTCTACTTCTGCTAACTTTTTTTCAGCATGAAACTTAAATCTTTCAGATTTTTCAATAGTCTTGGCTATAGACCCTGCAGGATCATCTTCAAAATTTGGATAATTATGCCTTAATGACATAGCTTCTTTGCTTAGATAGTCTACTCTTTTTTCAACATTAGATATAATCTTTATAAGAGCTTGTCTCCAACGATCACGATTATCTTTTGATCTTAAAATATCTTTAGTGGTCTGATCTGCTTTATTTTTTATATCTTCCGAAACCATCAAAGCAAATTGGTCTTCTGAAATCATTACTTTCTCCAAGCAGGGCATATCTTTTGATAGTTGCACCAATTACACAAAGGTCCTGTCCTAGTTTCAAACTCACCAGACTCACAACTAACTTTCAGTTGATTCCATGTCTCCGTAATTTCTTTTGTTACAGCCTCTTTCATATCGTCAGAAATATCATAGCGTGCAAAACTTCCTGATTTCAAATACAGCAACTCACCTCTGTCAATACTAAGACCAGTTTCTTTTTCTAAAAGTATGCAATAAATTGAAATTTGCATTTTCTTTTCCCACTCATACTGCTTTCTTGGCTTCTTGCCTGTTTTGTAATCTGAAATTATTAACTTGTTGTCCTCTGACAAAGACCATCTGTCAATAATTCCATAGATAGGAACACCGTTAATATCCCCATCCATTTTTGCCTCAATACCTTCAGCTTCAAAGGCCGTCGGATCTTCCATTGCAAAATAGTTTTCAACACACCACCAAGCTTTCCACCTAAACTCATTTTCAGATGAATCTTTTTTAATTAAATCGTGGTACTCTTCGGCCCACTTATCATTCCAAAGCCCTTTAGCAATTTTCCTAGCATTCGGCTCAGTACGCTCACTAGCATCTAACTTAAATAAATCTTCTAGTATCTCGTGCACAAACGATCCTAGAATCTGTGGCTCTGTAGACGGCTCAGGTATTTTATCTAGCTTTGCATACTTGTATCTCATCGGACATTGATTAAATGTACCTATTGAACTTGGAGACAAGTAGCTTGGCAGGCTGTATGGAACTGACTCCATCGGTAAACTGTCTTGCATATCGCCTACTTTAAATTAGCTTTTACAAATGACAACATTTCTGACAACAACGCATTAGTTATGCTGCTTTGGTCAAATTCAAGATTATTAGATATTTTGTCCCAATAATCTTTAGCTTCTGATCTCTTATCAGGCTCAAGAGAATTAAGTAGCTCTCGCAACTTTTCAAAGTGCTCATCTGAAATAGAATTTTGAGCTTGCTCTTCGTAAGCTTCTAAGTTCATTGACTCTTCAGATCTAGCTAAGTAAATCCCCACCCCGAAATGCTGAGCAGCTTTCTTCAATGCATCTGAAACTGCGCCTTTCATTTCATCACCTAGGTCTAGAATGCCCCCATTTTTTGTGCGTTTTATTTTTTGACCACCAATACCATCTTTGGTTATGATAATCGAAGGAGCGTTATCTGTAGGAACAAACGTAGCGCTAAGGCGAACGTGTGCCACAACAAAATCAGGGTCTAACTCGTCTCTGTAACAGCTAAGAATCTCGTATGACCACATATCCACACCTAAAACCTTATTCAGACGTGTTATGACTTCACTTACAGGTATATAAGTTAAACTAGCTCCTCCCTTTTTCAGTTGTTTTTCAACTTCGCTTGGGAAAGGTTCTGATAAAGCACTTAAAATATTCACGATGATCTCCTAATAACTACGCTCTTTTTTGGGGGGCTAACTTCACAGTATTCATCTGCATCAATGGCAATCTTTTTCAATTCAGTAACTTTCCAATATGAAACACCCATAAAGTTTACCAATTCCTGCATCATTTCTTCAGTAGACTTAGTAATTTCGCCCGTATCGATGTTGATGCTTCGTTGCATGATTCTCTTACTAACATCTGCAGCTAATTCTTTATGTGCCCAAGTCTTTCTAGAAGAACCATTCTTGATTTCAACTGTTGCACCATTGACTTGAACGGGTTGAGTTACCAACCCCACGTGCGACGATACTATGTCTTGATACTCAGAAAAGATGTAGGTTATCTTTTTCTTTAAAGAGTGCAAATCAACAATTCTTTGCAAAAACTCTTCGTCTTCTAAAGCAACGTCTTTTAACGTTGCTGCCCCAGATTCTTCAAATAGGATAGTCTCAAGATCTTCTAACTTGCCGGAAATATCACTTATCAAGTCTGGAATAGCGTCATCTTTTTTATTCATTTTACCTCATAGTAAATAGTAAGTATTAGTAGTATTGTACCGTGCCTCTAGAAAAAAGTCAAGAATCTAAAATTTCAGCAATGCTTTCATCGATTGACGACGATTTAAAACTTTCTATCTTGCCTTTTGGCGAAGATATTAAGATCTTTAGTATCTTAGATAAGTTATCGCTCATGGCGTCTATAGCTATCTCTCTAAAATCAGGGTGATCCTCAATATCCTCAATTTGGCATACATCTGTTTCAATCGTAGACTTCATAACTTCTAAAACATCATTCATAATAACGTCATTGAAATGATGGTGCAAATACTGATAGGATATCCCAATCAAAACTTCGCTTTTATCCCATAACAAAAGTCTGTAGTGTTCAGGGCCAAGCGCATCGTTATCACAAACAATAAAAGTAACTTTAACACCGTTTCTGTCCATGACTGCTAAAACATCATTATCTAAAAAATCTACTTCTTCATTATTACCCATCTGCCTTAACCAATCTTTCTATCTGTGGGCCCGTCTTTCCACCCCATACTCCTATTTTAAGATTTTCCGACACAGCAAACTGTAAACAATCATTAACATTTTTACAAGAATCAACACATACCATGCAAGCTTTTTTTCTATCTGTAGGATGACTTGAAAAAAACAATTCATTTTCCCCTGAACAAGGCGCATCCTCAAACCAAGAGGGTATTTTTAAATTTAACATACCAGTATGATAAGGAAAATTTGTCAAGAAAACAAATGGAAAATATGGCTTGACATCGTTCGCTTGTGATTATAAAGTAACAGGCAACAAGACAGGAGAAAAATTTTAAAGCCTTCCGAGAAATCTCGATGACATAAAGGCTTGCTTGGACACTGGTGGGAAACACGTTACGCAACTGGTGAGATAAACGGGCACGCCTACCCAAAGAGTGAAGATTTGAATCGCACGATAAACTGGATAACAGTGCTAGGCAGCACTCCAGTCACTGCACGGAGAACATTAGGACTTGAGGAGTAGGTTCGGAACTAGCAAGAGCCCAAGCGGTTCCGACACACGGGCTACCAGAGCCATATCTGGGGAGTGTTGCGTCACTGAAAAAATAGGTGGCGTTGGAGTCGAAGAGCAAGTAGATCTTAAAATCATTACAGGACCAGCCTAGTGCCGTTCGTAGGGTATCGCCTAATACCACACGAATGGGTAGGTAGTCTTTGCCAAAAACGAACTAGGAATGTAGAATAAAGCACATGCAGACAAAAGAAGAACTCGAAAACTGGTACAGCACGCCAGACCCTTGGGCATACCAGACACACTCAGACGACATCTACCGAAAAAACTTCTACATGGCGGTGCTTGAAGACGTCGGCCCCGCATTTGCACAAGCGCTCGACATCGGTGCTGGCGAAGGGTGGATAACAAAGGACCTACCTAGCGAAACGAAACATGCCTTTGAACTCAGCGACGAGGCGGCAGGGCGACTCCCCGAAAGCGTAGAAAGAGTCCAGCGAATAACACAGAAGTACGACCTAGTAATAGCGGCAGGGGTCTTGTACGAACAGTATGATCATGCCCTTGTAAACCGCATAATCCATGGGGCTTCCTCTCAAACGCACGGGACTAAAGTTATGATTGCAGGAATAAAAGGCTGGCTTAAACCCTACGGATTCGGTAGCAGGATACGGCATTTCGAGATACCCTACAGAGAGTATACGCACATAATTGACGTATGGGAGTACGCATGAGACTAGCACACAGCATAGGAGATGAAGATCATTCAAACTACCACACCCGTGAGCAGATTCTTGCTTGCAATGAACCAATTGGTTTTGATGGTGTGTACTGGAACGTATACAAAAACCAAGACGTCCTAGAAGGCAAGTCAGGAATCATGTTTGTAATGGGTGGCTACATGGGTAAGGACAACGAGTTTGATTTAGACAACGTCCCGAAATTAGAAACTTTCTGCACACTTTTTCAAGTCAAACAGTTGTGCTTTACACACAATTTTGAAATAGGCTGGCACACTTGGTCGCACAGGAACTTGACTGAGCTTTCCGACAAAGAAGTGCTCCAAGAAATAACAGCACCATTTCCCACAAAGTACCTAAGATATCCATATGGTGAATATGATGACAGGGTCATAAGCTTAGTAAAAGAAGCAGGCTACGAAAAAGCATACTCAGTTACTCAGGGAGAACAAGATGAGTTTGCTCCTGATGCTAGATACAAAATATATAGTGACTATGTCCCTTTCATCTAGCAAAGCAGTATTCTTAAAAAAGGGAATAGCAGTCATTCCTGCAGTTTTTACAGAACAAGAGTGCGATCTAATGAAAGCTGCAGCATACTCAGTCACAGATGAAGACATAACTAGTGCAGGATATCCCCATATTCCAAGCGAAAAAGCCTACAATAAAAAATCTTTAATATTTTTTCCTGCTTTAGCAAACGACTATTTAAACGTTATTCGAACGGACCCCAGAATGCTACACATTGTAAGTACATTTTTAGGTCCAAACGTTCGACAAATAAACAACCAAGTTTACTTTCGTGAAGCAGAAGACATAGATACATTTGCTTGGCATCGAGACACAATTTTCAGGGAAAGATCTCAATTTAAAGACACTGTTGAAACAGACTACCTGCAGACAATTATAGCAATAGATGACATTACAGAAGAAAATGGAGCTGTAGAATTTATTGAAGGGTCACATGAATGGGCAAACTTTGACACTCCTGAAAATCTTAGAAAGTTTGAACGCAAAGAACTGTCTGGAACTAAATATATAGCACACAAGGGCGACGTTATGCTTTGGTCAGTTACAATTGTCCATGGAAGCGAAGCAAACACCTCTAATCAATCACGTATGACTTATATGAACGGGTTTTGCAAATCAGATAGTGTGCTAGAGTACCCTGACTATTTAGTAGATGGGCGACTCGTTCCACACATTGATGCAAGCAGAATACCATGTTAACAGTCGTAGTTGCATCATACCATTATGGGCACCTAGCAGCACACTGCATTGAAAGCCTGCTTTCTCAAACGGTCCAACCAGAAAAGATACTCTTCGTGGACGATGGCGTTGGCGACTGCACACACCTTCTAAAAGTTTACCCAGAAGTTAAATACACCCTAAGGGAAGAAAACTTAGGTACCGTTGATAACTTCCAAGACATGCTTATGAAAGTAGAAACAGAGTACACAATGTTTCTTGGGGCAGACAACTGGCTAAGGTCAGATGCGGTTGAAACCCTACTTAAACAAGATACTGATATTGTTACCTACCATGTGATGGTGACAGGGGAACACAAGATGGGACACAGAGACGCAAAAGAGGAGAACATCCTTGATGGAGACATTTACTGGCAATGGGATGGACACCATGGATCAATAATGTACAGAACCTCTATTGGACAAGAAGCGGGGTACAGACGTCACAAGGACTTCGCAGAAGGCAATGCTGCCTGTGAGGACTGGGCACTATGGGACAGAATGTTAGACCTAGGTGCAACAGTCTCACATGTTGAAGAGCCGTTGCTTTACTACCGGCGACATAGGGAAAACTTTATAGACTGTAAGGTTACTGACTAGATATTCTTTTAACCTGTTGAGCATCTAAAAAAACAGTCGCAGTGCCCCATGCGAAATCCACCTGCTCTATCTGCACATTAAAGTATGATGCAATTGCTGCTCGTATTTTTAGTTCTGATAAGGGATCAACCTCATCAGCCAAGCCTATTGGGACTGTAGCAACTTCATTGGAAACAGGGTTTAGACAAGCCTTGCAGGATATTCTTGTTTCATTGATTTTAGGCTTGCGTTGAGTGTCAAGAGAATGGCCACACTCTAATTGCAAATGCCATTTTGTGTTACCGTAGGTCCCAATCTTCACCGCTTCAGTAACAATTTTTCTTGGTCCCTTTTTGTCCATAATTTTATTCTATTTAAGCCCTTGACCTATTGCAAGGGAAGCCATACAATAAAGCTATGAATAAAGATAAATTACTTAGTGACGCACTAAGCCAAATAGAAAAAGAGTTCGGCGCAGGAACCGTTATGCGGCTTGGCGATGCTAGCTCGATGGAAATAGAAACAATATCTACTGGATCAATTGCCCTTGATATTGCACTCGGAGTTGGTGGCCTTCCTAAAGGTCGAGTATGTGAAATATACGGACCAGAATCCTCTGGCAAGACTACGCTTGCTTTACATGTAGTAGCTGAAGCCCAAAAACTTGGAGGGTCTTGTGCGTTTATTGACGCAGAACACGCTTTAGACCCCATTTATGCGAAAGCAATTGGATGCGATGTAGACAACTTGCTAGTAAGTCAACCAGATACTGGAGAACAAGCCTTAACTGTAACCAACAAACTAATTCAGTCTGGCGCAGTTGACGTGATCGTTGTGGATTCAGTTGCTGCACTAACACCTGCAAAAGAAATCGAGGGCGAAATGGGCGATAGCTTCGTGGGTCTTCACGCAAGACTAATGTCACAGGCAATGCGTAAAATAGTTGCAAATCTGAACAACTCTAAAACAATACTTATAATGATAAACCAAATTAGAGAAAAAATTGGGGTTATGTTTGGATCTCCAGAAACCACTACAGGTGGACGTGCCTTAAAATTTTATTCCTCAGTAAGACTAGACATTCGCAGAATAGAAACTCTTAAAGCAGATGGTGAGGCTTCAGGAAATAAAACAAGAGTTAAAGTTGTAAAGAACAAAGTTGCCCCTCCATTTAGACAAGCAGAGTTTGAAATAACATACGGAGAAGGAATTAGCAGAACTGGAGACATTGTTGATATCGGTGCATCATTAGAAATACTTGATAAAAAAGGTGCATGGTATGCGTACAACGGTGAAAACATTGGTCAAGGCAGGGTAAATACAAAAGCGTTTCTTGATGAAAATCCGAACATTAGAGAAGAAATAGCAAATAAGATATATGACTCGATTTGACATCTGGTAACATATAGTGTAATCTCGTAATATCGACTAAGGGATTATGCTATGAAAAACAAAAAAATAACCAGAAAGAAAAAATCATCAAAAGTTAGGCAAGAGTGGGAACACCTTCCCGAAGAAAAGCGACCTATAATTTTAGATGAACTTAAAGTAAAAGGATTTAGATATCCTTTAGAACGAAACAGAGTTTTTAAAGTTAACACCAACAAGCGTCATGCAGGTAGAGGCTGGTGGAAGTGCAAAAGAATAGTTCAGTGGCCCGATGGCTTAATAGAGATTGATGCTGTCTATCAAAACACTGAACATCGAAACAGCCGAACAATAATATCAATGCGGGCTTGCCAACTTTCCGATGTTAAATCAATTACAAAAAGAGTGGTTCACGGAAAAGGAATGGTTTCTCCAAGGCAGTAAAGAAAAATCCCCAGCCGATTAAGGCTGGGGACCATTCTAGTTAGCGGTAAGGGATACAACAAAGGAGCGAAAAATCCAATTCCCCTAACTTTTTATTTATTATACTGATCTACTATTCTACGATCAAGCGATGATTTATATCACCGATGCAGAATCTTTGTCGCCAACTTTAGTTGCAACAAAAGATTTAACTACAGATAATGCAGCAGCAATCGCAGCAGTTGCAGCACCTTTAGCTGAACTTAGATCAGTAACTACAAACATCGCAGCAAATGTTTGAGCGAAGGTCATAGCCGCACGCTCTCCAACTTGCTTTAAGATGTCCATGTTAATTTCAGGCATATTATTTCTCCTAGTTAGGGGATATTAAAGCAGAAAACACTAGTGTTCTCTACATAAATATTCTACCACATGCCTATATGTACCCGAAAGTAACGTTTATGCAAAGTATAGCTTAACTTTCAGAAGATTTTGCTTGTGAAAGTCTAAAAGCAGCATCGATTTCGTCAGCAGTAATTTTGCCATCGTCAGCATAAGCTGCAGCAAGTTTCTGAACAACTGTAGCTGTTGCAGTCACACCTGCCAAAAATGCAGCTTTCCACGGATCGATTCCACCTATAAGACTGGACCCTCCAATAATTGCCATTGAGTTCATCGCAAAAACAGCAAAAATTCTTCCCAAGGTATTGATAGCTAAATGAACTGATTGTTCAGTCATTGTTTTGATTCCGTTTGTCATATCTATAGTCTATAGCAACTCCAAGCATATGAAATACAAAAGCAGCCACAGATATATATATTCCTTGTGTCAGGGTCGCAGACGACAAAGTGATGAGAACCAACGCAGTGCCACCTAGGGTCCAAGATGTGTAATACATTTCTCTTATTAATCTTTTAATCATGGAAACCTCCTTTCCTCTATCTACCTTCTTCTAATGTTTCTTGACGATCCTCTACCGCCACCAGAGCTACCTGAAGTGGCACCAGCGGAACCTCCGCCACCACCAGTGGCAGATGGGGAAGGTCCGGCTGTGCTAGATGCTGAAGGCCTTGCGGCTGAAGCTGCCGCCACTGCAGTCGTAGCCGCCGTAACAGCCACAACCGTCCTTCGAGTCTCGGTATCGACGGCAGATCCTTCAGCAACATAGTCATTAAAAGCTTCGTCTTCAAAAATATCTACTTCTTCTTCAAATTGAGCTTTGACATCATCGTCTGCTTCGTTAACCGCTTGAACTAATATTTGAACGGCGGCTCCGCCTTCATCAACTATTTGATCAAACACTTCTTCATTTTCCAATACGTTTTCAATTTCTTCTACGGTTACCTCACCGTCTACAATATCAAGAAAGTCCTCAGCGAACTCTTCGTCGATTGCATCTAAATCTTCAATAACTTTTTCTTCAGCAACGTCAACTTCAGAAAGGTTTACATCTTCAATGTCAATACCAAGTTCATTGAACTCTAGGGCAAGTTCTTGGTCTTCTTCGTCAACTTCAAACTCTTCAAAGAATTCTACCACTGACAGTTCCTCTCCTGTGTCTTCATCAACAAACGTAAATTCAACTTCCTCCCCATTTACCGTGACCATCTCAACGGGCACGTTCGGGTCTAACGGGTCTGGGTCAATGTCGTCTGTAAAGCCGTCTCCATCACAGTCTGGGTCCCACAAACAGTCCACTTCGTCGTTGAACCATTCTTCTGCATCAAACACTCCGTCTCCATCAGTGTCAACTGTGAGGAAAGGCGCATCCGGATCAAGGGGGTCAATATCTTCAAAGTCTTCAATTCCATCAAAATCACAGTCAGGATTTTCAATACATTGTTCAAACTCTTCTTGGTCGAATACAAGGTCACCATCGGAGTCAACTGTTAGGAAAGGTAAGTCTGGGTCAAAGTCGTCAGGGTCTTCAAAGTCCCAAGTTCCATCAAAGTCACAGTCTACCAGTTCCTCACAACCAAATTCTTCTCCCCTGTCAAAAACAAAGTCACCGTCTGAGTCGATTGTCCATACAGGAACATCCGGCTCATAATCATCAGGATCATTAAAGTCACCCGTCCCATCATCGTCGCAGTCCGTATCCCAAACGCAACCTGCCTCTTCGCCCCTGTCAAAAACACCATCACCATCGTTGTCTATAGTCCATACGGGCACATCGGGTTCATAATCATCTGGGTCTTCAAGGTCGTTTGTTCCATCGTTATCACAGTCAACCGTGTACTCACACCCTTCTTCTTCGCCTTGGTTAAACTCTCCGTCACCATCGTCGTCTATAGTCCAAACAGGAATGTCTGGATCATGATCTTCGGGATCATCAAAGTCCATTGTTCCGTCATTATCACAGTCTTCGAAATACATACATTGGACTTCTTCTCCTGTATAAAGGTCTGTTCCGTTTTCTTCTTCTTGATCAAAAACACCATCACCGTCAGTGTCCACTGTTAAAAACGGAACATCTGGGTCAAAGTCGTCAGGGTCTTCCGCATCTCCTGTACCATCGTCATCACAATCAGAGTTATCTTCACACCCTTCTTCCTCTTCAGCGTCAAACACTCCATCACTATCGGTGTCAACTGTTAATACCGGAATGTCTGGGTTGGTGTCGTCAGAGTCCGCAAAGTCTCCCGTGCCATCATCGTCACAGTCTTCATCATTTACACAGCCTTCAGTTTCCTCAGCGTCAAACACGCCATCTCCGTCTGTGTCCACGGTAAGGGTTGGTATGTCTGGATCTGTATCGTCTACATCGTGGAAGTCATCTGTTCCGTCGTCATCACAGTCAGTATCATCAGCACAACCTTCGGTTTCTTCTGCATCGAAAACACCGTCTCCATCTGTATCAACTGTTAGTGTTGGTACGTCAGGGTCTGTGTCGTCTGGATCTTCTGCGTCATTTGTGCCATCATTATCACAGTCCTCGTCGTCCTCGCAACCTTCAGTTTCTTCCGCATCAAAAACCCCATCGCCATCCGTATCGACAGTTAATGTAGGAACGTCTGGGTCAAGATCGTCAGGATCTTGAGCATCATCTGTACCGTCGCTATCACAGTCTGTACTGTTCTGACACCCAGTGTCTTCTTCTGCATCAAATACACCGTCGCCATCTGTGTCTACAGTCAAAACAGGAACATCTGGGTCAGTGTCATCTGGGTCAGTAGCGTCACCTGTTCCGTCATCGTCACAATCAACATCGTCAACACAGCCTTCAGTTTCAGCACTATCTACGACACCATCACCATCAGTGTCAGGCTCCCCAATGAGAATTGTTACTTCATTAGACCAACCTGAGTAATATCCATAGGTATCATTGTCCGATCTAATGTCAAATCGGAATGTTTGCCCTAACCCCCCATGTTGTGCAAATATTGAATAAGCAATAGTTATTTCTGTGTTAAGAGCGTCTGCATCTCCAACGTTTCCAGTTGATATTGACCAACCAGCATTAGGCGGAATGTTCCAAGATATTGCGTAACGTTCAACAGGAATGTATCCCGTGTTAGGTGCATCCCAGTCTAGAGTTATTGAGTCGCCATTATCAGTTACAGTTAAATTCATGGGTGGCCCAACTGATGGAGCAACATCATACAGCGGTATATTATTGCTAGCAAGAGTATATGTTAAGTCTCCCCAATCCTGAACATAGTCTGGGTTGCCTGTGCCTCCGTTTACCGTAGACCCAGAGTCCTCGTCCCAGTAACCAGCCCTTATTCTATAGATACCCGCCGGATATGTTCCAGTAATTTTAGCACTAACACACTGACTGTTTTCAATGTGTCCTGCATCATCGTCTTCAGTCAAATAGGTATCGTTATCATCGTAGTCGTACAAAAAAAGGTACGGATCAGTGCCTGTTGTCTCCCAGTTAATTTCGCTACAAGCCTCATCTGAGTTTCCATACAGAGTTATTTCAGTTTCTTGGTCTAAATAAAAGTACCAATCTGATAATCCAGTAACTTGATGATTCGTGGCATGAGCAGGGGTAACTGCGACAAATGCCACAATGAAGAACCAAACCAGACATGCCTTGGACAGCTTGCGAAAAAAACCCCCTTTGATACGCAAAGAATACTCCTAAATACAATAAATAGCACGATCATAAATATTGTACTGAAGACAACACTTGCGGAAGGTGAGAATATCAGTATAATAACAAGTATGAATAAGTTTTTACAATTTTCAGGCGTAAAGCAAGTTGATAAGTCATTAAAGTTTATAGCTAATGGAAACGTTTATGATCGGGTGTCCGAAGGAAATAATAAATTAATTATAGGCCTAACAGGTTGTGCGACTGCGGAAGAAGCTTTTAGAATTTATGAAAATAACAAAGCCGCTCCTCATGCAACCTTAGACACCGAAAATAAAGTTTTGTACAATCATACAGATTTAACTAAAGCTGCTTGCGCCTATCCTGAGCATGCACTTTACCTCCCTAATCGAGATACAACAAGTTACTGGATAAATGTTGTTGGTCATAACCATGCAGAACTAGACAAACACGCTAAATCGATATTAGAAAACTTTTTATTCTTGAATTTGCCTCATTTAAATGTTGATCAAAAACTAGGGTACTTCCCTACACAAGGAAGATCTTTAGACATTGCTCGTCTAAACAGGGGTGAGTGGCAACCAGCCACGGGTGTATTGCCAACAACTTCGTGTGAAACTTGGTTCCACTATTCAATACTTCCTGACGACATGGCAGAAATATGGAATGAAGCGTTTGCTCCAGAGGAAAATCAAGTAGAGGAAGAAACCGTACTTGGTAAATATCCGGGCAGACCACTTAGAATAGGATCTAAATCAAAGAAAATTCCAGAAATAAAAGAGTTTTTAAAACTTAGTGGAAGTGACTTTGATAAAGAAATGGAAAACAGTATTAAGCTACTGCAATTTTCATATGGCTTGCCAGAAACAGGCGTGATTGACAAAGACACTTGGAATGCTCTAACCGCAGAGGTTTAGCAATGCCCCATTACACCTATAAGTTTATTGATACAGACGAAACGGTAACTGTTTATCAGCCCATGTCTGATGACGCACTAACAGAAATGGCCCATCCAAAAAGCGGTAAAATAATGGATGTTAAAAAAATATTTTCTGCACCAACCATAAAAGGCAAAGCCAATGTCCCTGCTACAGAGAGCCATGTAAATAATCCCACTAGGTCTAGTTTGTGGAACTCTGCACAGCAATCATAATCTTATAATAAATACATATGGGTAAAATAGTTTTTAACGTAGGAACGATGTCTTCTGGCAAAACAACGCATTTGCTGCAAACCCATTTTAACATTGATGCTGCATTTCCGGGTGAAGTTTTGCTTATTACAAAAAATGACAGATCAGGAAAGTGCGTTTGTAGTAACAGGTCTGGAAATGCCACTATTGCCGTAAATGTTGATGATGACTCAAGCATAATGGACATACTTGAAAAAGAAGAAAACGAGCGACGGCACCACATTAGGTATTTATTTTTAGATGAAGTGCAATTTTTAAGCACACCACAAATTGACGAATTAGCGTATGTTGCAGATGTACGGGGCGTGGAAGTACATGCTTACGGCCTGTTAACCACATACAAAGGCTCCATGTTTCCTGCTTCTAAAAGATTGTTAGAATTGGCAGATTGCTTCAACCAACTAAACAACAACATGCGATGCTGGTGTGGAAAACCTGCAACACACAACGCTCTTTACACAAACGGCAAACGCATATTTGATGGTGCTGACGAAATAGTTGACAACACCACTGTAGTAGCTTATAAGGTTATGTGCCGTAAGCACTTTTTAGATCATGTTGATTATCAATCAAATCATGAATGATGCGGTAACCTTAGACTCATCTACAGATTCAATAGTAAGACCTGTTGCTTCAAAAATCAAATCAACCACATTTATAAAGTCATCAGTAATCTCATCAAACTCATCATCTTCAGGTTCGGCTAATTCAACCATAACCGTGACAAAGTGCTGAAGAAGTTTTACCTTCGCTTGCTTTATTTCGTTTTCGTCCATATGGATTATCTTAATAAAAATAAATTTTTTTTGCAAGCAGTCTTGACACGACTCAAAATATTACATAAGATACTTATATCTGTAAATAGTTAAATCTTAAGGAGATCAATATGAGTAACGCAGATGTTGTAGTAACAGGTAATATCACCGCTGACCCTGAACTTAAGTATGCTTCGAATGGAAGCGCTAGAGTTTCTTTTTCAGTTGCGTCTGAAAGACGATATCAGGTCAATGGTGAATGGACAGGAGAAACATCATTCTTTAATGTTGTAGCATGGCGCAAAGTCGCTGAAGATGCTGCAAACGTTCTAGAAAAAGGTTTACCAGTTCTAGTCAAAGGACGTCTTGAACAACGTACTTGGCAAGATAAAGAATCTGGAGCAAACCGTTCTACGGTAGAATTGGTGGCTGACACTGTTGGCGTAAACGTTTATGGAATTGAAAACGTAACTAGAAAGCCACGAAAAGCTGCACCAGCAGGCGCAAGCACTACTGCTAGTGGAAAAGCAACAGTTCCATCTTCAGATCCGTTTGAAGACTTCTAAACAACATAACTAGTGTAGTTATCGGTCAGTGGGACTGGCTCTGGTCCTTCAAGGAATATGAGCTAAGCCAACGGTAAGAGAGATGGTCTGGAATGATGGACTCCGCCGACAACTCGCTATACTTTTATGCTATAAAGGAGCAATATGGATAAACAAGAGTGCTTACATGTTACAGAACTGCTAAGTGTCACATGGGACAAACCCATTGACCAATCATCACTAACAGTTAGAGCCAAAGGCTACTGGGAATATATTGGGGATTTACCCTACGACGACGTTAAACAGACAGTCAAAGAAATGGGATTGTCTGGCAGAAGGTGGATTCCAAGGCCGGGAGAAGTTAGAATTGCGACAATGGCAAGAATCAGTGGGGAAAGCCTTCCACCTGAGCCAGAAGAAGCATGGACCCTACTCCAATCGATAGGGCAAAAGATATATAGTGGTACTTATGATTATGAAAAGCCACATCCTGTCCTAACCACAACAATCAAAAGACTTGGTGCAAACGCCACAGCTCTAACAACAAACTCTGACCGTGCTATGTTTACTTCTTTGTATGAGAAAGTTAGAGAATCTTATATTTTAGAAAGGTACAGCAACAGTGAGTAATCCAATCGAAGATGTTTTAGCAAGAGTAAACCACACAAAAGCAGGAGAAAACCAATGGGATGCCTCCTGTCCATGCAGAAATGATGACGAGAATCCATCTTTAAGAATATCAGTAGGCAATCAAAATCAAGTTTTAATGAAGTGCATGCGAGGTGGAGGATGTGACATAAGTGAGATATGTAAAAGCATCGACCTTGATCTTAAGGATCTATTTCCTAAAGATACAGCCAAGCCTAAAAAGAAAAAACTTACGGTAGAAGACACCTACAAATACTTCAGTGAATCCGGAGAGCTTGTTATGGAAGTATTGCGCTACCGTGACTCTGACGGAAAGAAAACATTCAGACAACGCCAGCCTGATAATAACGGCGGGTGGAACTGGAGCACATCAGGTTTAGAAAAACCACTATATCGGCTACCACAAGTTATGTCTGCTAAAGAACAAGGCGTGCCAATTTATGTAGTTGAAGGCGAAAAAGACGTACATAGTCTAGAGAGCTTGGGTAAAGTAGCTACCACAAATCCCGGAGGGGCTGGCGCAGAGGGACAAAACAAATGGACCGAAAAACATACAGCTTCTCTTGCGGGGGCAAAAGTAATAATAATATGCGATAATGATGAAGCAGGCTATCTACATGCACGATCAGTCCATAAAATGCTAACGGACGCAGGAAGCAACGTAAAAGTATTCAAACCCGGAAAACACAAAGACGTAAGTGATTTGATTGAAGCAGGCGAAGAGTTGGCAGAGGCACTGATCCCATTTGAAGAATCTGTCGAGGAAACCAATACTAGTGACGACCTTCTAAACGTTGGGGCTATCGATGATCTAATAACATCCTTAGAACAACTAAAAGTTGCTGATGCCTCTCAAGGGGTAATACTAGGTAAAGCATCGGCTTCATTTGACAAATTTTTATCTGACGCATCCCTGCAACATAGAGAGACAGGCAACCTTGTAGAATGGAGCCCGTTCTTAGAAATGGACGTAGACCTATCGTATGACTGGGTTATTCCAAACGTTTTAGAAAGACAAGAGCGTGTTGTCGTAGTTGCCGCAGAAGGCGCAGGAAAAACAACATTAGCCAGACAGGTAGCGTTGATGGCCTCTGCAGGAATACACCCCTTCTTACGCTCACCCATGAAGCCCGTCAGGACACTCATGATTGATCTAGAAAACCCTGAAAGAATAATTAGAAGAACATCAAAACGAATCTATGACAAAATCAAATGGTTTGACCAACACAAAGATATGGACGCCCACCTTCTAATGAAGCCAGACGGCGTTAACCTACTAAAAGCTGAGGACAGGGCAATGGTTGAAGAATATGTTGCATCTGTTGAGCCAGACATACTGTTCTTTGGTCCACTATACAAATCTTTCCTAGATCCGGGCGGACGAACAGCAGAATCAGTATCAATTGAAGTAGCTAGATTCTTAGACTACATTAGACACACATATAACTGCGCACTATGGATAGAACACCATGCCCCGCTAGGATCAGGTGGCCAAAGAGATCTAAGACCATTCGGTTCAGCCGTATGGTCAAGATGGTCAGAGTTTGGTATTGCCCTAGCCCCTGATCCAACTGATCCCCAACTTATTGAGTTCAGACACTACCGTGGGCAGAGAGAAGCTAGAGAATGGCCAGAGCTTTGCAAACGAGGAGACACATGGCCCTTCGAAGTAATTGAGTTTGCCGACTACTCAGCAGATGGCACAAGCAACAAAGTAGATGAAAACGAAGAATTTGATGGTGACTCAAAGGAATGGTAGGACTTGACACAAAAAGCAAACATTAATAGAGTATAAGTAATCACCCTAAATACAATAAATAGCATAATGTATGCAGGTAATGATCGTTAACCTCGGTGCAGCTCCCCATATGTGCCGAGGTTAACTTTTACAAAACAAGGAAATCAAATGAGCAAAAGAGTATTACTAACAGGTGGGCTAGGATTCATAGGATGTCACACAGTAGAACATTGGCTTAAAAACACTGATTGGGACATTATAGTTGTAGACGCACTACGCTTCTCTGGACGAATTGAACGGCTCACAGACATAGAAGGGTATGACCCTAACCGTGTATCAGTTGTTTGGCACGACATGAGAGCCCCACTGCACTCACAAATTAAATCCAAAATTGGGCAAGTTGACTACATTGTAAACATGGCATCTGACTCACACGTTGACAGATCAATAACCCACCCAGTTGACTTTATACAAAACAATGTCAGTCTCGTCTTAAACATGCTGGAATATGCTCGAGAAGTTAAACCCGAAAAGTTTATTCAAATTTCAACAGACGAAGTATATGGTCCCGCCCCATTAGGGCACGATCACTCTGAAGGAGAACCACACCGTCCTTCAAACCCATACTCCGCTTCTAAATCAGCACAGGAATCAATTGCATACGCCTATTGGCGAACATACAACGTTCCTGTCATGATAACAAACACAATGAATAACTTTGGAGAACGCCAACACCCAGAGAAGTATATTCCAATGGTTATTAAAAAAACATTATCAGGGGACCTCATAGAAATACACGGCAAACCACACCCTGACAACAGCTTTGCTGAAACTGAAGAAAATGCGTGGACAATTGGGTCAAGGGTTTGGCTACACGCCAGAAACCACGCAGATGCTATTCAGTTTATATTAGAAAACGTAGATGCACACGACTATGTGGATACCAATGAAACTCCAGACATTCAACGATTCAACATTGCGGGAGAAAAAGAAATTGACAACCTAGAAATCGTAAAAATAATTTCTAAAATAATTGGAAAAGAACCCAACTACAAACTAGTAGACTTCCACTCAAGTAGACCCGGTCATGACTTGCGATATTCACTAGACGGCACAAAACTAAAAGAATACGGTTGGAATGCACCAATACCAGTACACGAGTCATTCGAAAGAACAGTAAAATGGACAATGAACCGACCAGAATGGCTAGTTGAATAATGGAACAAGACAGAACAGAAATCAAAGTACTAGACAACGGATTCGTAAGGCTAGACGGAGTATACGCAGATGACCTTAGCGTAGTAAACTCTGCACGAGTAAGCTTCGGCAAACACAAAAAAGAATTAGAAAAAGAAGACACACAGCTCATAAACTTTCTAATGCGAGAACAACACGGAACACCATTCGAACACAACTTCTTTCGATTCCACGTAAAAGCCCCCATATTTGTAGCCAGAGAATGGTTCAGACACAGAATAGGATGGTCATACAACGAATACTCCGGCAGATACTCAGTAATCAACAACGAATACTACACACCATCTGACGAAAATATGCGAACACAAGTAGGCAAACCCGGAAACTACACATTTGAACAAATGGAAGAATGGGACACCGGAATAGCAAAAGCCGTAATAAAACGAGCATACTACAACGCATTCGACCAATACGACCTACTCCTATCAAAAAACGTAGCTAAAGAAATCGCAAGACTTGTAATCCCAGTAGGAACATACACAGAATTCTACGCAACAACAAACGCAAGAGCACTCATGCACTTCGCAGAACTACGAGGACACAAAACAGCCCAAAAAGAAATACAAGACTACTCATCAGCAATGGAATGCTTCCTATGGGACCACATGCCCGTAACATACAACTCATTCCTAATAAACGATAGAAAAGCACCATAAAATGCAATGAAAATACTGAAACTAGACGGAACACACGTAGTCCTAGACACACCATACAACCCAGACGAAGTCAGAGCACTCAAAAACGGAATACCACAAGCACGTTGGGACAAACTAAACAAAGTATGGCGAATACCACTACCCCACCTCAAAACAGCCCTCGACTTCGCAAAATCGTGGAACATAGAAATCAGCCAAGAACTCATACGGCTACAACTACCAGACCACCCAATCGGAGATACCTCCATAAGACTTAAAAACGGCAAACTCATAATTACCCTCCCATACGACACACTAACCGTAAAAAGCCTCAAAACAATCACCGGAATCAAATGGAATGCGCTCACAAACAAATGGGAAGCACCATACTCCGTCATAAACGACGTAATCAAATGGGCAGACACCTACAACATACCCATACCCGACCACATGCGAGAACAAGTCGAAATAGAAACAAAACAAGCACAACACGCCACAAAACTATCCCAAGCCACAGACGCAAACATAACAGTCCCAAACATACAACTAGAACTCTACCCATACCAACGAGCAGGCGTAGCATACGCCTCCGAAAAACACAAATGCTTCATAGCAGACGAAATGGGACTAGGAAAAAGCCTACAAGCCCTAGCAACCACAGAATACACAAACCAATACCCAGCCCTAATCGTATGCCCCTCAAGCCTCGTACAAGACTGGGCAAACAAAATCAACGAAGCACTACCAGAAAGAACAATCCAACAAATCGCCGGACGCAAAACCCTCCAAATGACCAACACCGACTACACCATAATCGGCTACCCCAACATACACCACCACAAAACAACACTCAAAGAACAAAACTACAACACACTAATCCTAGACGAATCACACTACTGCAAAAACAGAACAGCACAACGAACCAAAGCCGCAAAATACCTAGCCAAAACCATACCACCAGAAGGCAACATACTACTCCTCACAGGAACCCCAATCACCAACCGACCAGCAGAATACGCACCCCAACTCGAAATCCTAAACAAAATCGACCAATTCGGCGGAATATGGAACTTCTACAAACGCTACTGCAACGCCTACAAAGACAACTGGGGCCACTGGCAAACACACGGAGCCTCAAACCTAAAAGAACTCCACAACAACCTCAAAACCCACTGCTACATCCGCAGAGAAAAACAAGACGTCCTCCCAGACCTACCACCCATGACATACAACACAATAACCGTAGAAATGAACCCCAAACACAAAAAAGAATACAACCACGCCCTCAACGACCTACAAAGCTACTACGAAGAAGAAAAAGAAAAACTAGCCCTACAAGAAGGCAAAAACCCAACAGCCGCCCGAATCCGAGCACACTTCGCAACCCAAAACCACGAAACCCTAATCCAACTCACAGAACTCCGAAAAATAGTCGCACAAGCCAAAATCAAAACCGCCCTAGAATGGATACAAAACGCAAACGAACAAGGACACAAAATCGTCATAGCCGCCCACCACCGCCACATAGTACAAACCATAGCCAACGAAACCAGCGGACTCATGATAATCGGAGGACAAACCCCCCAAAAAACCGAAACCGCAAAAACCAAATTCCAAGAAAGCACAAACCCAACAAACATCACCATAAGCATAACAGCCGCCAGCCACGGACACACACTAACAGCAGCCACAAACATGCTAATAATCGAACCACCTTGGACACCAGCCCAATACCGACAAACAACAGCCCGAATCCACCGAATAGGACAAACCCAACCCGTAACCATCCACAACATGCTAATCCCCAACACCATAGACCAACACATCTACAACACAATCACCAAAAAAGCAGAAAACACAGACCCAGCAATCAGCCACACACCACCAAACCTACACCAACTCCTACAACCACCAGAAAACACAAACTGAACCAACCACCAAAGCAACCACACAAAGCCAGCCAGCCGGTATAGGTCGCTCCAAAAAGTTTGAACTATATACGTTTGCGTTTGCTGCGTGCTACTGCCAGCAGGTACAGCCGCAGTTGTTGTCAGCTGTGCATTCGTGAGTTGGTTCGCATTCGCATTGTTCGTTGTCGGTGTGTTCTCTCATGCGTATAGTCTACAGTACTAACTGTGTGTGTTGTCTGTTACTTTCTGTATGTTTGTGTTGTGTTTGTCGTGGTAGTGTTGTTAGCGACTGTCTGTAGAACGAGCGCTAAAACGAGCGCTAAAACGAGCTCTTATTTGTTGGGTGATGCTGCGGTTGTTTTGTTCTGTGAGATGAGCTACTTGTTGTTTGAGTTGTGTGTTGTCTCTGTGTAGTCGGGTTATGTCGGCAGTTTGGTGTTCGGCCATTCGTCGCAGTTCGCCTAGGTCGTCGCATAGCCATATGTCGCTGTGTGTTGTTGTGTAGTAGTGTGTTGTGTCGTAGTATTGATTCATTGTTGTGTCCTTTGCCGCCGCTCATGGCGAGCACTATGGCGAGCGTTCTATAGCATTGATCCAGCAACTATGCACCAGAGTAGTACCCCTATGCCTAGCAGTATCCAGATACCCACTTGTGTTACCTTCCTTGTCTGTTGTACTTCTTCTTGTACAGCTTTGATTGCTTCAGACTAGAGCTACCCTTCTTAGCGTGTACTCCTTTGCGTTTCCTATTCGTTCGACTTGATCGTTCAATGAATGCAGGTGCTTTCCTTGCCATTGTCTTAGAACCTTTCTCTTATTGAGTTGACTGTCTCTAGTATGATGGGAGTGTGTCTCCCTACGTAGCTGTGCTTGATGTTGATGTAGTAGTACTCCCATGCATCGTCTGAGTCCATGCCTTGCTCCATGAGTGCTTCGACTAGCTTAGCTTCGTCGTATACTACCGATAGCTCTGATCCGTACTGACTGCCTATGCCGATGATAGCCTCGTCGAATCCGTCACCGTCCATGAACAGTACTTCGTTCTCGCCCATGCTGCTTAGCTCTTTGTGTAGCATCTCTCTGTTGTCTAACACTTAGTGTCTCCTAGTCTTGAGCTTCCATCAAGTGTCCCTTCGGGCACCATACGGTAGCTGTGTCTATCGCTTCGACATGCAGTTTGCATTTGTCGCACTTGTATTTAATTATTCTATTGTACTCTTCTGTCATTTGCAACCCTTATCTTGTGTACCTCGTATTATAGCAGCTCTTTACCCTTCATCACTCTCACCTCATCAGCCCATGCCACATACGCACTGTATTATAGTCAATAAAACTGCACATATTGCCATGTTTCTGTAATAGCGTATTAGCATGAACACCATTGATCGACTTATCGCAGGTGTGTACCTCGCCAATGAGTGCTCTCCTGCCCTGTTCTGGGAACAAGCCAGTGAACTGCTGTTACTCGGTGCGGAACCTCAGCCACTTGATGTTGACCAGTTATCTCAGTAGAATAACTGTATGACTATAGATGCGATTGATTCGCTCATATCCCAGATTGAAGAGATGCTCAAGCTCACTGCTGAACGCTCGATGTTCTCATCTGATGAGTTGCAAGATGTGATGCTAGACATGCTCACTACTGCTAAGAGCGCATCTGATGACTGACCAACCCTTTTCGCTCGCGCATGGCGAGCACATGGCGAGCAAACAGGCGAAGTGTATCAGCTGCAATGAGATGGCGACTACTGAGATAGACTCCACAGTTTGGCTACAGCTTCGATCAGGGACCCGCTCTCTTGATGAGCTTGATCTGAGCCTAGCTGATCGAGTCATACTTGAAGGGGCTTTAATCGGAGTCTTCATATACTGTGAGCCTTGCTCTACTGCAATCGGGGAATTACCTAGAACAGCTATCTTATCTTTCCCCTCTGACATGAGAGACTTGACTTTTGATGATAGACGGATAGAGTAGATATATGGACAAAATGGACAAAAAGGCACTAGACCGACACATTCGCAGTACGAACCCATCCGCACTGTACATCGACGGATTCGATGACGCCATCATCGGCACCACCACCTTTCGTGATATAAACGGTAATCGTGCACTCATCGCCTACTCAGTGCAGATAGTTCTTGAGATACTAGCCGAGAAGCACCCTACTATGACTGCTTCTGAACTAGCTGTCTATGCTGATGAGCACTTCTTCGACAGCTTCGAAGGGGACAACACCCCTATCTTCATAGACCAGTTCTGTCCGATTGACTTAAACTTACATGACTCTGCGACTACAGAAGACTTGCATGTAGATGATGAACACGATGAAGAGATCAGCACTGCTCGTATCATTGCAGCTACTGAAGCCTACATGAAGCTTGCTGAAGCTGACCCCGAGTTCGAGAAGCTACTTGATGAAGAAGAGCGCACTCAAGAACTCTGGAAGCAACTCCATGAAGCTGCAGAAGAGTCCGATGATGAGAAGCCCGCTGACCCGCCTATAGGCGAGCATGATGACACCGACCCAAAAGACCTGTATGAGTTCTGAGATACTGAGCAACCACATATACTGCAATGACTCTCTAACTCAGATGCGTGAATGGCCTGATGAGTCCTTTGGCCTTATCCTCACATCACCTCCGTACAACCTCAAGAACTCGACGGGCAACGGCATGCAAGGTGGTAAGGGTAAGTGGTCTAATGCGGCACTCATCAACGGCTATGAGGCCCATGATGACAACATGCCCCACGATGAGTACGTTGACTGGCAGAGGGCGTGTCTCTCGGAGATGTATCGGCTACTCACTGATGATGGGGCGATCTTTTACAACCACAAGTGGCGAGTACAGAAGGGCGTGCTTCAGGACAGGCAAGACATCGTTGCCGACTTCCCCGTCAGGCAGATCATCATCTGGCAACGCAGTGGAGGCATGAACTTCAACAAGGGCTACTTCCTGCCAACATACGAAGTCATCTACCTCATAGCTAAGCCCAACTTCGTGTTAGCACCGCAGGCGAACAAGCACGGCGATGTCTGGCAGATCACGCAGGCGAGGGGCAACCCACACCCTGCCCCCTTCCCTGTCGAGCTAGCTGACCGTGTCGTGTCATCTACTACTGCTAGGCGAGTACTTGACCCATTCATGGGTAGTGGGACAACAGGCCTTGCTGCCCGTAACCATGGTAGGGACTGGGTAGGCATTGAGCTCTCACAGGAGTATGTCGATATGGCGAGCAATAGAATTAGTAATCATGTAACTCAGCCGTCGATCTTCTGAATATAATATCTATATGAGCGGCGTTAAAGTATGGATTGATCAAGACCTGTGCACGGGTGATGGGCTCTGCGCAGAAATAGAGCCTGCTATATTCGAAATGCATGAGGACGGCTTAGCCTACGTGAAAGAAGCGGGCTGGCCTACCCTGTACTCTAAGGACGGCAAGACAGCAACCAACGACCCTATACTCCAGATGGCCGACGGGATGGCGAGCGTACCTGATGAGCTACTCGAGTCCTGCATAGATGCCGCCGAAGAATGTCCGGGCGAATGCATCTACCTTGAGGTAGAAGGTGCCTAGGGAGGACAGTCAGATACTGGGCAGAGCCCATGTCAACGATATTGACTCCATCGCTTCCACAAACGCCGACCCTGACGAGGTACTGCATGCTGTGAAGGATCAGGCTGCCGCCCTCTTCACTTGGGACTACACTAAAGGCGAGCGCCCTAGACTAGACAAGCTGTACGAGAAGGCTAAGACATCACAGTGGAACGGGCAGACCGATCTCGACTGGAGCATTGAGGTGGACCCTATCAAGTCGTTCAGCGTCTTCGATAGCGGCAACAGCTCCATGACATCACACTGGCGAGACAACCCTGAATCCCCTGCTTACCTATTCGACGAAAAGCACTGGGAGACGTTCTCCCTTGAGT